GGGGCGGTTTCCTCCTTGCCGCCCCGCACATTTAAGGATGTATAATGAAAACACTTGCAACGCTTGACACGATCTCACGCTGGGAAAAAGAGATTAATAACCTTGGCGGATATACAGAATCATGGGGATTGATCTCTGTTTCTGATGAATCACCGGCTACGATTTCGGTTTCTGATAATGTTGCCAAAGGCATCTTTGCTCTTGCCGCTGGCGGTTTTTCTTCCGTTGCGGCAGAGGATAATCTTTTGAGCATCCCGCCGGTGCAGACCGTATCTGTCGCGCTTTATGATTCCGGTGATGCGCACATTGACACATTTGCGCTCAATGAAGGGCATGGCGTTTATCTCTTTGGTGCAAACGGCATTGAAACCGGAACGCTGTCAGATGCGTCTGCATGGACCGTGTGTCAAGCTTCGCGCACATGGCAAGACAAAGTCGATATTGCGCATCTTGTTGTTGAGAATGATGTATTGACAGCGCTTTATAATCGCCTGAGCCAATACACCGATTCCGAAATTATTGATGCAATAACCAACATTGACGCATTTGCGATTGCTGTTGACATGAAAGCGCTGGAGCTTATCTATATGGATTTAGCGAATAGCGGATTCAATCAATTGTATCAAACCAAGGCAACGGAATACGCGCGCAGATATGCGGCTGAACTGCGCTCAGCGATTCAGCGGATTAACATCAATATCGATGGCAGCGCAAAAGATCCAAATCGTATAGTAACGCAAGGTATGTTGTCAAGATGAAGATTGATACTATCTCAGTACCGCGCACAAATTTGCGATTTTCGGTAGGCGCATCTGCCATGAAAAAGATTGGTGACGAAGCCGTCCGCATGATGATAGACAGAACCAAGAAAGGCATCGACATCGATGGCATGCCATTCGCTTCATATTCGCCACAATACATCAAATACAAGGGCGAAGCCGGTCGCGTTACTGATCCCGTTAATCTGCAATTTAATGGCGAGATGCACCGCTCAATGGTGGTCGTGGCTACGAACAATAATGCCAATATCAGCTATGGCGATCGCCAGCGCGCATTGATTGCATTATATCATCAAACCGGGAGCGGTCAACCGCAGCGCAAGCATTTTGGCTTTACATCGGAGCAAGCGCGGCGCATTATGGATATGCTAACGGATGCAATTCGCAAGGCGGTGAAAAGTGACAAATAAAATAGAACCGGTTAAGGAGATTGTCCGCACCCGGCTAATAGCCGCGGGCATCAAGCGCTGTTTGGATTATCCTGAGCAGATTGACGCTATTGGTAATTTCCTGCCGATGGCATTCTTGCGCTCCGGCAACACGCCAGTAACGCCAGTGCCAAGCGGATGTGTCCTGCTGGACTATGCGCTCACAATATACATTATCTCGCAGACGGGGATTGCCAAGACAAAGCATCACGAAGACTTGATCTTTGCATGCGCAAATAGCTTGCTGCAAGATCTCGACATGGGCGGGACTGCGTATTCGGTAAATCTGTCAGAGCTTTACTTCAACGACTCCATACCGTATGTCACAGATGCGCAACCGCAAAACAGCATACAAACAAGTTCAATAACATTATCAATACAAATCAAGGACTCACGACTATGAAAATGAAATCAACCAATGATAAGCGCATTTACGGCGTATACAATGGCAAGGCGTATCTGCTGGACGGCGAGCCAAGAGACTACCCCGAAGCCGTCAAAAAGGCATATGCCGATATCTTAATTGATGCGTCTCCTGCACCAAAAGCGAAAGCAAAAGCTAAAGACGCAACCCCTGAAACCACAACAATAGACAACCCAAATGGAGGCTTAGATGGCTAAAAGATTTGGAAATCAATACAGAATCGCTATTGGCAAAGAGACAAGTTACGGTAGCGGTTTCACGCAGATGAGCGGTACGCCTGCAACCGGAAGCGTGGCATGGGATGATCTGCTTGTGCATTCCGGCGTAATCAATATGACGCCCACAATCAACACTGCTCAAACGACATACAAAAGCGGATTGACCGTAACGCATCCCTGTGAAGAAGTGCAGACTACCTCAATGGGAACCGTTACCGTTTCTGGCGATGCAACTCTTGACATCCTTGAAAAATATCTTGGTGGAGTGATGCCTGATATTGAATTTCAAACTGCTTCGTTTCCTGCGAACACAGCAGATATCCCTTCTTTTGTGCTGTATCAGATTTGGGATGATGCACCCTCTCAATCGAATTTCAAAGTTAACCGCGTCAAGGGCGCAAAATTGCAACAGCTTGTCATTACTGGTTCACAGGGTGGACTTATCCAATTTGAGGCGACATTTGAGACGCAGACCGTAGAACGCGAAGTTGAGCAAGACATAACTGGCACTGATCCCGGAAGAAGCTGCGGAACAGCGCTTCAGTTTGGTGATGTAATTGCGTTTTTGGCGATGGGCAATGCGGCTACCGCATTAGACACATTCTCCATAACATTCACAAACGAGTTTACTGCTGATGCGTCAAAATTTGCCAATAATATGACGCTGTTCAATCCGCATATCATAAAACAAGGCGGCGAGATTAGCTACACCTGTAATTACGACAGTGCTGGAGCGGAAACTGACTTAAGCATTATAAGCGACCCAAAGGCGATTAATACCGACATGATACAAATAATGTCTGGAACAAATTTCTTTCAGGCTATTATTCCCAGTATTGCAACATCGCTTGATCTGCCGGATGTTGAGCGCGATTACTTCAAGCTTAACTACACAGGTCGCATCATAAGCGATGGCGTAAGCAATATGCCAAAAGTTGAAATCGCTAACGCATAGGAGATAAACAATGAGCAAATTCAAAAACTGTTTCGCTACGGCGAATGATATGCGCGACTATGATATCGTCATTGACGGCGAGATCGTAGCGAAGGCGCATACTCTGACAATTCAGGATAAGGCAGAAATAGAGCGCAAAAGCATCACAAAAATGTTAGACGCGAAAGGCGTCAAAACGGACATCAATTCTAATGCGCTTATGCTTTATACCGTTTTGCGCGCATTGGATTCATGGATCATTGACGCTCCGCTAAATGAAGAGAACCTTGGCAAGCATCCGATGCTGATGGACATGTTCAATGCCGTCACGAATCACGAAGCAGATGTTGCCAAAACCATGCGAGACAATGAAAAAAACTGATACGGTCGGTGGAGGTCTTGTTCCGCACAGACCCCGCCGATCCATTCCGAGATAATAATATGAAAACTTCCATGTGTCGCCACTGCGAATTAGACCAAACCTGCGAAAAACTAAAGGATTACCCTAAAATCAGTCCGCTATCCGCGTGGTTGATTAAGTGGCACTATGAAATTGAGGCAGGATTTGCGATCTATCCGCGTGGCGGCTCGTGGGAAAACCAATGGCAATGGTTCATTGATGGTCTCGGCATCGTGCGGACAACTGTTGCGCAAGAAGAAATGCGAAAAGCTCAAGAAGGATTGAAAAAACATGGCAGACTATAGCGGAGATCTTAAATATCGCATCACCGTAGATGGCGCAGAGGCGTCACAAGCTAAGCTTTCCAAGCTCGGCGCTTCGTTCAAGAGTGTCGCTTCGACAGTCGCGGCAAGTGTAGCAGCGATGGTGTCATTCCGGAAAGCAATCGAGTTTGCTACCGATGCAATATCAAGCTACGAGAATGCGATCCAAGCGGTACGCCAGATTAACGCAACCCTGGAGTCCACCGGCAGAGCGGCAGAATTCACCGCGCAAGAACTCGGTGATATGGCTTCGGAGCTGCAAGCACTAAGCAATTTTGGTGATGAAGATATACTGCAGGGTGTAACGCTGCAGCTGCTTCGCTTTGATGCCATCGGCAGGGATATCTTTCCACGCGCACAGCAGCTTGTAATTGACCTTGCCGAATCTATGGGCGGCGTAGAAAACGCTGCAAGAACTCTTGGCATATCTTTGGCTGATCCAACTCTTGGTCTCACGCGCCTGCGCAGAATAGGTGTGGCTTTTAATTCCACACAGGAAGCGCAAATCAAAAACTTTGTGGAAACAGGGAAAGTAGCGGAAGCACAAGCGGTTTTGATGTCTGCGTTAGAGGATCGTTTTGGCGGATTGGCTGTGGCGTCTATATCTGCGACCACGCAGATGAAAAACGCTTGGGGCGATTACTTAGAAGTAGTTGGATCTTCGCTATCCTTTTTAGATGGCGTCAAACGCGGCATTACTGCAATGTTGGTCAGTGTAGCGGGGGCGCATGATGTTACATCGAAATCCGCTCAGCTTGCTGCGCTGGAAACACAAAAAGCTTGGGGCGAGGCAACAATAAACGTTGGCAATATTATAGCCGATATATCTACTGGAGTTGTTGCTGTTATAGATGGCGTGATCAAGGCGTTTGATTTTGCCGGGAAGGCGATCCCCTCCGCGCTTAGGCTCGCTATGGATGGGTCGTATTTAGTCGTTGCGTCTGCCATGAATTCTATCGTTGACCTAATTGTCGCACCAATCGAAGGCTTGTTTAATGGTATTGATGCAGTTTATGCCAAAATAACTGGGAAATCGCTTGGTATTACCAATGTCTTTGATGCTGTCCGCGATGCTGTCCGCATCGATGTTACCGGAGTAAGGGCAGATATCTCCTGCAGCGCAGACGATCTTTCTGTATTATGGGGAGACGTTAAGGAGTTTTATCGCACGTGGGGAGATGTTGCCTCCGGTATTGCGACAGGAAAATTTAGCAACGTAGACGAACAAATTAAATTGCTGCGCGAAGGAATTGACGCACAGCGTAAGGCAATTGAAAACGGGCTTATAAACGTAGATTTGTCTGGATCAAAAGACAGCGAAGGTAATCTCGGCGGTCTGGTGGAAATCGCCAAAGCAGAAACAGAAGAATTGGCTGCGGAAAAAGAACGCCAGATGGCCATGGTAGAGTCCTTTATTGATTCCGTTATCAGTCTTAATATATCTGAAGCAGATGCCATCACCAAAAAGTATGCGGATATGCGCTCAACAGCAGAAGCATATTATGCAGACGGCTTGATGTCTGAACAGGCGTTTAGCGAAGCGATTACGCAGATAAACCAAGCAGAGCTTGATGCCATTACAAATTTGGAAGCTAAGCGTCTTGATCTGCGCATACAAACGCTTGGCAGCATTCGCGGTTTTGAAGATGAGTTTTACTATGCCAGAATTGCGCAGATTGACGCCGAAACCGAAAAGCTGCGTGAAGCAGGATTGGCAGCGATAGAGATTGAGGCTTGGAAGCAGCAGCAGATAGCTGAACTTGAAGAAGAAATTAACCAGCGCAGAATTGACCAAATGTCTGAATATGAGCGCTATGTTCTGAACTCCAATAAGCGGATAATGGACACGCTGGAAAGCTCTCTTGCCAACTCACTCGCAGACATGATTTCCGGGACCAAATCCGCGCTCGATGTGTGGAAGTCTCTCTGGGCAAACATAGCCCAAGCTATCATTGCAGAGATCAGTAAAGTCATAGTCAAGGCATTGTTTGCCGATGCACTGCTAAAAGGTCTTGGAATAGCAACGGGCAACCCTGGCGCGTTTTTCGGAATAGGCACCGGAGCAATGACACAATCTCAAGGCTTCATTGGTCCCATGAACCAAGCTGGTTTTGATCCGTTCGCGATACGTTCCGCTATTGATAATAATGCGAACCAAACCACAAGTGCGCTAATCCGGCAAGAGTGGGATAATCGTGCGTTAGATTCGCTATCAGAGCGCATTGAGAAGCTTGCCACGGCAATAGAAAACAATAAGCCACAGATTTACACTCAGGTAATTGAAGGCGTCCCATTCCATAATGCAATTAGAAGAGCGGCAGCGGTGGCAAATGAATTATAGACTGATCTATCGCCTATATACGTCGTCAACAGATGCCATATTCGACGATCTGATTGATGTTGATATTACGCCCCTGAACGCGAATACTGATGACCTTTTTTCGTTCTCTGGGCGCAAATGCACCATAAAAATGCCCTATGATGATAACGCTAAATCTTTATTTTATGATGATGATAATCCAAATGCGGTTTATCCCGATTATATGCGCGGGCAGTTCGATCTGGTAGATTTAGACGATCCTGGTGATTCCATTGTGTTTCGTGGCATGGCAAAGCTTGAGTTCATTGAGATTGACGAACTGCGCTCAGAGATCAAGCTCCGCCTTTCTGATGCGCTCGATGCGTGGATTGACATTGCCAAGCACACTGATTTTACAGTCCCAGAAGGGGATGTAAAGACCGTTGCCATGCGCGTGGGAAGTGGAGACTACACCGTTGTTGATTTTA